AGATCCAGTCGACCAGTTTCTGTTTGCTGCCGATGTAATTGGTGATGTACTTGGGGCGTTTCTCCGGGGGCTGCTCTTCAGGAGCCTTCTGTTCGGCTGCATCGGTCCCGAGCTCGTCGGGATCGATAGCGAGCGCCGCATCTGCCTCAAGGAGGAACGCCAGCCTTTCCAGGTCAGTGGCAAACATTTCCATCAAATTCTCCGGTTCAATCACTGTTATTTGCCCCGATCGCACCGGGCGAGCGGGAGGTTTCAGCGATTACTTACCGGAAGGCTTTGGAATGTGTCGGAAAGGCGTCTGCTTTTTTAGGCGGGAATCTTCAAAGACTGCAAAACAGCAAGCCCGCAGGCGGTTATGGACGGGTATTCCTCTGTTTCGACCTGTTCGGAAAATGCGCCATCGTAGGGAGATCGGCTCTGGCGGTGATACTCCAGAAAATCTTCCGGGAGGGTCAAAACACCGCTTTCAACCAGACGATTGATAACCCAGTCAGCCTGCTCACGACGATCCTGAATGTCGCCTCGGGTGGAGTCCGGATAGAACATTTCAATATCAAGGCCCGGGCCGAGACCTTGCACCCAAACACCGACAGGCCGATATTCCGGAACTGCCGCTTTGGGATCAACGAGGATAGAATCAATCACGTATCTCAGCTTCATTGCCAGTCCTCCGCAATCTTGATGTGTTCGACAAGAATCTCGGAATCGATGCGTTGAAACAGGTCCCTATTGTTTTTTCTGAATGCCAGCCATGCCTCCCACTGCTTGGCATGCGCCGGTTCGGAAACGGGCTCGATCATTTCAAGGTGGTAAATGCGGTCCAGATCATCGGTCAGCTCGACAATCAGCCAAGCATTGACTTCAGATCCACCTGATTGCGCCGTCAGCGTGTCGTCAACGGACACATTGACGACCTTGATCGTATGGCTGTAATTGAAACCTTCCTGATAACCGAGCTCCTTCCATAGCAACCAGAAGTCCGTTCGGATGATTTCCCCTGAAGCATCGAAGTGTGGTGCAATCCTTGTGACCGTCAGTTCTGCGGTAATGGTGTCGATAAAGTTTTCACCGCCACGTTCCCGGATCTGCAAGCGGCAGCCGCGCTCATTGAGCCAATGAAACTGCCTCTGGATGCGGGCTTTTTCCTCTGCAATTATGTTTTCCATATCATTTCCTCGTGTTCCATGTGCTCGATGTATGAATGATGTCTTCTATCTTGCGGCCGTCGGGCAGCTTCTTGATCCCACGGGAGGTGAAGCTCTTGATAATCTTCTGACGCTCGGCGGCTGAATTAGCGACGATGTATTCGATGTTATCCAGCAGTGTTACCGAATACTTGAAGATGGTCTCATTGCCGCTTTTGCCCGAAAACTTTTTCCAGTCGTCGATATTGTTACCACGGTTCTTCCGGACATAATCATCCACCACCTTGCCGAAGGCATCGTGGCTGTAGCTGATCGCATCCATGCGCCGTAACATGCTCTTTTTGAAATACAGTGCCGGAGGGGCGTCGCGGGTTGGTTTTTTCTGAATCCGGGTAAAGAAATAACTGGCTCCGCCTGTCTGCATATCCGCCACAGGGGACATACCGCCGGGAGGAACTCCCATACGCATCTTTTCAACCGTGCTGACCATAGCGCCATTGTTTTCAAGGATGGTTTCGACGAAATCGGACATGCCTTCATTGTTGGTCAGGCGGTGAACCAGAGAGTAATCCTTCATCTTTTTTTCCAGATCCTCTTCAGTGATGTCGAACCGATACTGGTGGCGGTATCCTCCTTTTAGGCCGCGATCGAGAAACCCGGCCTGATACGCACCCATCGGGTCATAATCCGGCAGCTTGGTGATATCATCGACATTCAGTTCCTTCTGCCAGTAACCACGAAGAGTCTGGACCCGTTCATTGACTGATGCATCGCGGTCATCGAGCCTTTTTTGAAGCCGCTTGTATTCTGCGGTGTGGTCCACTTTCCGGATGTAAGCCATCTTTTCCAGATACATCTGCTCGGCGTTCTCGGGTGAAGAAATCCGTGCATCGATGCCGAGTTTATCCAGTTTGGTCATCAGGGCTTCGACCTTCTTGCCGCTGGCATCCCCATCGATCACAATCTCCAGCTCTCCACGCTGGGCATAAAGGTTTGTATTGTCCCATGGTCTGTATTTCAGACGGGTGCCGTCGTCAAACTCGGCGGTGAATTGGAGGCCGTCCTGCATCCTCGAATCCCGGTTGAACATGCCGTAATTATCAACATCATCCATTTCGACGGTTATCTTGCCGCCGCTGATGCGCCTTTTGGTGTGAGTGACCTTGCCTCTGGTAACCTTGAAATCCGGTTTCTTTGGCTTGGCCTGCTTCGGCAGTTCAGGAAGGTATTGTTCGAAGACACCATTGGTGGCGCGGTCCCAGTCGACCGCCTCTTTGATTTCATCCAGCCATTTGATGTAGCTGTCAGCCATCTTTTTGACTTCCGGATCTTTGCTGCGGGCAAGCACCAGCAAACGGGTTCGAAGCTTCTCTGCTTTCGCCAACTTGGCCCGGTTATAGTTCCCGTCACCGACATGAAAGTTGACGTTCTTGACGGCTTCCAGAATGGTCGGGAAAAAGGTGTCGTCCTGCAGAGGCTGGCCTTTCTTGATTTCGACAAGATCCAGTTGATCCCGAAGCAGAGCGGTGATTTTGGAATCCGTATCCGGGCGGATCTTCATTTTGACAACGGTGCGTTGTTTGCCTTTGAAGGTCTCTGTGAATATCAGCGCGTTCTGGTCCTCGACATCGCCACTGTCAAACGGCAGGGTTTTTCCCTGCCATCCAAGCTTACCGGCATCATCGATAATTTTCTCATCCGCATCCTGCAGCAGCTTTTTGATCCCGGGTTTGGTCTGCAGTGATGAGAAACTGAAATCTTTCCGGCCTAAAACCTCACCGTAATAGCGCTCGAAATCATTCCGCAGACCATGTTTGCGCTGAAGCGCCTGCTCATAGAATTTATCCAGCCCGATTTTGTCTTTTCCGAAACGCCCCTCGGCATAGGGCCGAATGATATCGAGATACGTATCGTCAGATATTTTTTCGACTTCCTGAATGTATTTCAGAGTGACCTGAGGATCGAAGTTGACCTTGCCGTCCTTGGCTGCCCGAAAGACCTTGTTGTAAAAAGGCTCTTCTTCACCAAAAGCGCTGTTGGGGTGGTAATCCAGAGAAAGGCTATCCTTGCCGAGGTGCTTGAAAGCCTGCCCCTTGTCGATGCCATAGACATGACCGTTTCTTCCACGGATGAACTGTTTGGAATGTCCATCATGGTTGGCGATAAGCCAGTCAATCACATGCTCCCGCTGCAGATGTTCAAGCTCAACGGTGGTCAGGTCCTCCGGCAGTATATTCCTGAAGTCTATTTCTGACTTCAGATCCGTGCGCCATTTCTGAATGGAACCGGTCCTGCCGTTCAACTGGATGTTTCTCACCTCGATTGCATCCGGGTCGATCAGACGCCCGATTTTATATGCGGCTTCCTCACCATGAGCGATGAAGTTGTCTTTGTCGTTCTTGGCCGGTTTGAACATCCATTTGTCGCCATTCTCATCGGTCCAGAACTCTTTTTCATGTGCTCCGCCGACATTGGCCTTGCCTGACTTATTGAATTTTCCTGCCGCTGATTTTTCATTCCATTTCTGATCGGCAGTTTCAAATTCAGCACCTTTCTTGGCAAAGGACGGTGGCTTGGCTTTGGGTTCAACAGATGGTTTAGGTGCTGGTTTTTTCTCTTTTGCAGGAGCCGTCTTCGCTTTTTTGCCGCCATGCTTTTCAGCCCATTTCTGCCATTTGCTCTCGATATTGGATTGCGCTTCACCGATCTTCCCGTGGTCAGTTTCCGTAAAGAGTGTGACGAGGTCATCCTTGCTTGCCCATTGCCAGTGTTTGAGCTGTGTATCCTTGGCGATGGATTTGAGTTCCGAGGACTTGAGTTTGGAAATCTGCTCCTGAAAGAGCTGCTTTTTGAGAGCGATTTCCTTGGCGTGCCCGGCAAGCAACTCCTGAGGCAGCTCCTTCGCCGATGCCAGAGCTTTTTCCGCATCAGATACCTGGCTGATAAAACTTGTGTAGTCCAACGGGGATTCCGGCAGCTGAACTCCGGCCGCAGCCTTTTCGACCAGCTCTTTCTGTTTTTTCACCAAAAGCTGTTTGGCTTCATCGGCGGCTTTCTTCTTGGCTGATTCCGCCAGATCCGTTCCGGCCTTTTTCTGGAGTGCCTCAACGAGCTGCTGCTTGTTTTTCAGGACGCCGATGCCGTACTGCTTTTTCTTTGCCAGCAGTTCCTTTCCTTTCAGGGAGGTGTGGTCGATGCCCGGCTCGAGTTTATCCAGTAACTCGATGGTCTCCTGCTTGGTCATATTCAGGGAGATGCCGTTGCTTTTGGCCATCTCTTTGAGCTGAGATACCGGCATGCCATCGAGTCCTTCCACCGGTGGCAGTTTAGACATCTGCTGGGCAATGAGTTGTGCCTGTTTGAGTTCAGCCTGTTTTTGAGCCAACAGCCCGATCAAATCTTCCTTTGTCCGGAGCAGCCCGATCTTGTGCTCTTTGAGCTTTGCCTTCAGTCCGGCCCCTGAAAGTGTGCTGTGGTCTATTCCCGGCTCTGCCTGATCAAGTAGCTTGATGAAGTCGGCCTTGGTGCGGGCAATAGAGATGCCGTTTTCCTTTGAGAGTGTCTGAAGCTGTTTTACGGTGAGTGCTGTAAGGTCATCGGCGTTTCCGTTTTCAAATGCATCCTTCAGTTTGGCGTTCTCTTTTGCCTGAGCGTCGGCCATTCCCTCCAGCGCATGCGGGGGCAGTATGCAGGCATCGCCCTGTGAAGCCGTGGGTGCCGCCTGTGCAGACAAGTCGGAGCCACAGATACTCATGGGCCACGCGACAAGGTTTGTGCAGCGGCAATGCGGATGTGCGGGTTGTTGGGGGAATTTATCGATGGGAAATGTCTTGCCGTCGAGAGGTCCACACACCGGGCAGGTTCTCTCATCATTCATGGCCATCCATTCAAGTCTCTGAACACCGACTCGCTCATGGAATTTCAGCCGCCCCATGTTATGCGCCCGTAAGACCTCAGTCCGGGCGATCATTTCCATGCGGTACTGCGCCTTGCTGAACACGCGACTGCCAGCCTGCCTGAACGAGTCTTTGTCGATGATGACTTTGCCGAGGTCCCGGACAATATCATCCGCGCCTTTGCCTGTGGCTATCCCGCTCAGAATTGTCCGTTTGATACCATCTGACAGCTCACGATGGACATCACCGGCAAGAGTCAGGTTGTACTGCGTCATGAAGTCGAGGGCATTGGTGTCGACGATTGTGAACACTTTGGTGGCCAGCTTATCGATACCATCAGGTTTCAGGTCGGCATAGAAAGGCAGTGATGCGGATGTCAGTTCGGTAATGCCCTGAGCGATACCGCCCTTGAACGCATCCTTGGTGCTTTTGCGGAAGACGAGCGTCTGGTCCCGTTTTAATTGGCGCAGAACATCGTCCAGCTCGCCCTGCAGCTTTTCCAGACCTTTCAACGCAGCCAGCTTGTTGTCCGGCAGAGATCCCAGACTGCGGTATTTCAAAATGGCTTGAGCCACTTCCTGTTCAGCCTTGTTGAGCGACTGGGTCAGTTGGGCGGTAATGGAATCGTTGTAGCGGTTACGGGATTTCAGGCTTTTGAGTGTTGCCGCCTGAATGCGCTCTTTAAGGTCGGAGGGCATGATCAGGATTCCCGGCGGTCAATGAATCGACAGGCCGGGGAATCGAAGGTGCGCTCGCTGTTGTGTACCCGGCAGCGGTTGGAATCGGGATTGAAGCGGCTGCATTCATCACACAAGGAAGTCGCCGCCGTTGCTTCCAGCTCCTCGGAATAGTGATGGTGGGCTTCGGTATCGAGATCATTACCATCAGCGGGAATGCCGAGCATCTTTCTGGCGCTGGGCACACTCATGATGCCAGACACCACCATATCGACGACCGGCTTTACCTGTTTTTCATCCATCAGGTCGATGTTCTTGCGCTCGGTCTCACGGTTGGCGGCCTCGATATCAGGGTCCAGATCCATCTTGAGCTGCAGGCTGGAACGGCTGATCAGTTTACGGTCATAGAGTTCGATGAGCAGCTTCTTGAAGTCGACGGCATCGCTGGGGTCGAGGTCGTTGAAGATGAACTGCAGGGACTTGTCGGCGTGGCCTTTCAGTTCCATCCAGTCATCGAAGACCCAGTCGAGCAGTTTGCGGGCGGCCTGTTTGATCTCCCGGATCATGACCATCATCTTCTGCATACTCACAGAGGCCGTGGCAAAGTTGGGACCGTCGCCGGTAACCAAGGACCGTGAAAGGCCCAGCGCCACCACAATGTCTTCTTTGACCTCCTTGACCTTGTCCTCGACGTTGAGGACCTGGCCGTCGGTGCCGTGAGTTTCCACATTCACATAAAACGGGACCACAAGGCCGCTTTTCATATCCATCTTGTTGACCATGTCGCGGACCTGTTCCAACATTCGCTGGTCCGGCATTACCATCTTCTGTCCGAAGGCACCGCCCACTTTGAGCAAGCGGAACGGCGTGGCCCAGCGCTTGGCAATAGCCTGTTCGGCTCGGCGGTAGTCACGCAGCAGTTCGATGGCCTGAAAGGCAGGCAAAACCAGTGAGTTGCCTCTTGGTGAAAAGCCCGGGGCATCCCATTTCAGGTGGATGACCTGATCCACCGGAAGGTCGATGGGGTCGCTGGCAGAGCCTGAATCTTCGGCATATTGCTTGGCTTCGATAAGCTCGCCTTGGGCATACTTCACCTTCACCGAAACCGGATT